TGATGCAGGAATGGTTGCTGGAATAGGAAGATACAAAGACCTTAAAGGAGAATACGATCATTCATTAACCAGAAATTATTCAGGAACAAGATGGAAAAATATGTCTCCATGGGAACGAATGAGGACAGCCCCTGCAGAGTGGTATGAATCCTATGACACAACTGCATCTGAAAGACAAAAACGTAAAGATTCTTGGATGAATTTTTCCAATACAGATACAGGAGCAGGATTTACATGGGGTGATGTAATGACTGATATCAGTGACTGGGGATCACACAAAAGTTCTAAAACCTATAAAGATTATCTTACAGGATCACAAAAACGATCTCAGTTGGATGCAGATGCAGATAAAAGCGTGGCATCACTTTTTGGCAAATTAGGATCTGCAAAAGAATCACAAAAACGCTACTTATCAGAATTCAATCTTGCCAAGTCATCTATGGCACGAATGCAGTCTATGTATCATGGAGCACAACAAAGAGATTCACGTTCCAGAACTACTAAAGGTGGAACACAAAAGAAAACAAGCATTTTACTCGGATACGCATAAGGAGGTATATGGCTAAATTCTGGGATTCTTCACAAGGTGGATTAGGTGACGCAAAGTGGTTGCGTGATATATGGGGAGATCTTTTAGGAGGATCAGGACACACTTCGGGTATACCTCTTTTAGGAAAAGGCTTGAGTCAAACTGTAAACTCATTATTGGATTCAGAAGGATTTATTGCATATCCCAAAAGAACCTGGGACCACTGGGCAGATCAATTACAAGGTGGTGGAGGAGATGACGGAAGAAGTAGTGGTTCTTCTAGTTCAACAATGCTTACAAAAAGTGAGGAAATTAAGAAAGTTGTTCCAGACGATCACGGTTTAAATGACGTAGATACTGATCCTTTGGGAGGAGATACTCAAATGTCTACCTATCTTGCTCAAAAGCGAAGAAAGATCGGAAACAAAAAAGGACGTGTAGATACGATGCTTACTAGAGGACAAGACACTGCAGATGTTAATAACAGAATGATGCTTTCTTAATATGCAAGGAATATCACCTGATGATCCTGTAAGTCAGATATTACAGGAATTCGATTATCTCAAGACTGAGAGGGCAAACTGGGAATCTCATTGGCAGGGTATTGCTGATTTGATGCTTCCTAGACGCAACGATTTTACTGCGTCACATACCTCTGGAATTGAGCGTCGTGCAAAGATATTTGACTCAACTCCTCCAAGAGCATTAACCAGATTTGCTTCAGGACTTCATAACATAATGACTCCTGCAGCAGCACCTTGGTTTGTATTGAAGCCACTTTTCAGACCACTGGAAAGAGAACGATCCGTCCAACTATGGCTGGAAGAAATCCAAAGATTAGTACAAGAAGAATTCAGTAAACCTGGATCAAATTTTCATCCTGCAGCATACGAATATTATACTGATCTTGGAGCATTTGGAACTGCAGTAATGTTCATTGAAGATCTACCTGGAAGAGGTCCGTATTTCCGACATTTCCCGTTATCAGACTGTCTTTTACAGACCAACAATCTAGGGCAAATTGATACATGCTTCAGAACTTATAAACAGACTGCAAAAGAGTTAGTTGAAAGGTTCCCTGCAGACAAACTGCCAGAAAAGGTTTTGAAATCGCTAGACAACGGGAAACCTTATGATTCATACGAAATCATTCATGTAGTCAAACCGATCCATTCTGTTAAACCTGGACCAATGATGGCACTTCAAAAGCCATTTGTTTCAATGCATATCTGCAAAGAAGAAAAGATGGTTATTGGGTTTAATGGATATGAAGAATTTCCATACGTGTGCAGTAGATGGTCTAGAAATGCTTTAGAGATATATGGGAGAGGACCAGGAGTAGATGCACTTGCAGATACTCGTATGCTCAATGAAATGGAAAAGACGTTCCTGAAGGGGGTTCAGAAGGCTGTCGCACCTCCCTTGATGGTTCCCGACGATGGTTTCCTAGCCCCCATCAGGACAACTCCAGATGCTATCAATTACTACCGTCCTGGTCTACAAGGCAATGAAATGATTTTTCAGATGCCTACTGTAGGTCGGATTGAGTATGCAGAAGCAAAGATGGCTCAAGTCAGAGAAGCAATTGAAAAGTCATTCTATCTTGATCTATTAGAACTTCCTGGGCCTGTAGCAAGTGACGGAGATGTCCTTAGATTTACTGCAACTGAAATTGCAATGAGACAACGGGATCGACTAGTTGTTCTTGGTCCTGTAGTAGCACGTCAGGAATCAGAATTTCTTGGTCCACTTTTAGATAGAACCTTGAAAGTAATGACACGTATGGGACTGCTACCACCTCCTCCACAGGAGTTTGGAAACATTGATTTTAGAATTGAATATGTAAACCCAGTTTCTGTATCCATGAGATCAGTGGAACTTAATGCAGTCAGTCAACTCATCCAATTTGTGATGCCACTTGCACAGATAGATCCATCAGTCTTGGGACGTTTGAATACAAGCAGAATTACAGAACTTGGTGCAGAAATACTACGTGCTCCTGCATCTGCAATTTATACAGAAGAAGAAGCTGCTGCAATTGCACAGCAACGACAGCAGGAAGAACAAATGATGATGCAAGCAGATATGGCAAATGCAGAAGCAGATGTAGAACAAAAACAGGCAACTGCAGAAGAGAAACGAGCAAAAGCTGAACAAACCCGTGCTGCTGCCTAAAGAACGGAAACGAAGAACTCTCTATCATGACCTTCTGAATGTATCAGAGGGCAAAGAGATGCTGGCTGACATGGCTCATAGACATTATATGTTTACGACAACCCATGTGCCAGGAGATCCACATTACACGGCATTCAACGAAGGTCGAAGGTCTGTAATTGTGGAATTATTGCAACTGGCTAATATCTCATTATCTGAGTTGCAAGCAACCATTAAACGACAAAACCAAGATGGAAGAAGCGAGTCAAGCTACGGAAGCAACGACTACGACAACGAATACTGACGTAGGTGGAGGTGAGCAATTACCAAACCAGTTTGCTTTTGATGCTACCAGTCTGCCAGACGGACTAGACCGTGAACCTTCTCTACGCAATTTTGACTCTGTAGATAAACTTGCGAAAAGCTATGTTCATGCAGTCAAAAAAATGGGTGTTCCTCCCGAACAGATGCTCCGTCTACCAAGTGGAGATGAAGGTTGGGATGATGTCTATAACGCATTAGGAAGGCCAGATAATCCTCAAGGATATAATTTTGGGGATGCAGATGACAGTGAAGATTTATCAGATTTTAAAGGATATGCACATGAGTTGGGATTAACTCAACGTCAAGCAGAAGCCTTACTTGACAAAATTGCTGAAGGAAACCAGATGGCCCAACAGCAAGGTCAAGAAAACATTGAAAAAGCAGAAGCAGATGCACAGGCATCCTTAACAAGGGAATGGGGTCAACAGTATAACCAGAACTTGGATTATGCCAGACGTGCCTTTGGCAGATTTGCATCTCCTGAAGCATTATCGGTTATGGAGGAAACAGGATTGGGCAACCATCCTGAGATCCTTAAATTGTTTGCCAAGGTTGGTGAGCAATTGTCAGAGGAGCAGATGTTACCAGGAAACCCTAGAGGATCTGGTATGGCTCCAGGTGAAGTGGAGGCCACGATAGCCTCAAAACGTGCAGATCCTGATTTTCAGTCTGCACTTATGAATGCTGCACATCCTAATCATAAGAATGCTGTAGCAGAAATGAACAAGTTATATGACAGGTTGCCTCAAACTCCTGTTGCATAACTAACTTAGAATCAGTACCCAAACTGATCTGTAAGGATAAGCTTAGCCCCTTACAATAGAACAGTTTACGGAATCCTTTTGAGGACAACTCCGACTGGGAGATTCATATCTTTCTTTTGGAGTTGTTATGTCCAATCAAATCACGACCAGTATGGTCAAGCAGTTCTCGGACACCCTCACAATGGTTGCACAGCAAGAGGGTTCAAGACTGAGAAATGCAGTACAAGTAGAAGCTGGTAAGGTCGGTGAAGAATACTTCATGGATCGTATCGGTAAAGTAACTGCACAAAAGGTTACTTCACGTCATGCGGATTCTCCGCTAATCGAAACCCCTCATGAAAGACGCAGGATAACTCCTGTAGATTATAACTGGGGAGATTTAGTCGATTCTTACGATATGTTGCGTGTGATTATTTCCGATCCAGCGTCTGCTTATATGACGACGGGTGGGATGGCTCTCGGACGTGCCATTGACGAAGAGATCCTTACGGCAGCTTATGGGAAAGCTTATCTTGGAAAAGATGGAGCCACAGATGCTGCTTGGGATACAAGTGACAGTAACGTCGGT